ACTATACATAGAAAACCAAATTGGTTTCTTAAAATCCATACAGTTTTTTTTTCTTCTGAATCACTAAGACTAGGTTCTGTATCATTGTTGTAATATCCTGATACATCTTCAATGTAACAACGCCATTTAAAACATGCTTGTGTAAATGTACTAGCTTGCATTATTCACACCTTTATATTCAATGTCGTACCACTGCCAAACTAATTCTTTACATGACAACCACATATTACCAAACAACCTTTCCATACGATTGTTAGCTTCACTATATCCAGACTCTGTAACAAAAATACAATAATTGTGTTTTATACAAGATAGGGTAAGAGAATCAACAATACTTCTTTCACTTTTTGATATATACATATATTTCTCCTTTTAAATATCAATAATCAATAGTTATTATTGTAACCATATATAATATAAATTGCAAACCCATTTTGTATATTTTATTTATTGTGTGATAGACTACAAAGATTATTAGAGATTTATTGGTTAATTTTTAGTGGCTAAAACAATTAAACTTACAAAACAACTTGCAGAAAAAATACGTATTGAATTTGTACAAGGTATAGATTTAGGTAGCACTGAGCGTAAATATCAAACAATTGATGCTTTAGCAATTAAAAACAAAGTTGCAAGAAGTACATTATATAAGTGGTCACAAAAAGAAAATTGGAAACATCAACAAGAAAGGTTTCATGATCAATTTATGCAAAAACTTGATGCGGAACGACAAAAGGTTCTTGTGCAAGAATCTATAAATTTAGATGATAATGCGCTTACAATGGCAAAGTTTATGTTTAATGAAATTGGAATCTTATTTCAAGAAAACTTAACTAAAAGACAACAAGGTGCACCAACTATGACAACCCAAATGTTGAATCAAATTGCACAAGCAAGTTTACAAGCACAAAAACTTGGTAAATTAGCTTTAGGAGAATCAACAGAAAATATGAAACTAAATGCAGAAGTTACAGACACAGATGCCTTCAGAGAAGCTATGGAACTGCTTGACTCGGTTGCAAGAGCAAAGTCAAAAGAAAGCGATAGCGCTATACACTGATTGGTTAAAAACAGCTAGACCTAAACAGATAGTACCACTAGATAAAGATTTTTTTATTTGGTTAATACTTGCTGGTCGTGGTTGGGGCAAAACTAAAACTGGCGCACAAGATATATCTATTTATGCACTTAGAAATCCTAATACTATCAGCGCAGTTGTTGCACCTACATTTGGTGATTTAAGAAGAGTATGCTTTGGTGGACCAAGTGGATTGTTATCAATACTACCCAGCGATTGCATGGATTCATCTTTTGGTACTAATGGTTTTGCTAGTGCAAATATGGAAATAAGATTGTTTAATGGATCAAAAATAGTGGGCTTTGCAGCACACAGTCCTGAAAGATTAAGAGGACCACAATTCCATAGAGCATGGTGTGATGAATTAGCATCTTGGCAATATCCTGATGCATTTGACCAATTAATGTTTGGTTTAAGGCTTGGTGATAACCCACAATGCATAATTACAACAACACCTAAACCAATAAAAATTTTAAAAGATTTGGTTGTTAGAGATGATGTTCATTTGACAAAAGGTAATACTTTTGAAAATCAAGAAAACTTGGCTGACAGCGCCTTAGAAATGATGCGAGAAAGATATGAAGGAACTGCTTTAGGTAGACAAGAACTGTATGCAGAAATATTAGATGATGTTGAAGGCGCGTTGTGGAGCAATGAAATGATTGAAACAACAAGACTTAATAAAGAAGAAGAACGTGATCTTAAACAAATAATAGTAGCTGTAGACCCTGCTGTAACAACAGGAGCCGATAGCGATGAAACTGGTATAGTTGTAGTAGGCAAAGATATAAATAACGAGTATTATGTATTAGAAGACTTATCAGGAAGACATACTGCTGATAGTTGGGGTAGAATAGTGTTAAATGCTTACTATGAATGGGAAGCAGATAGAATAATAGCTGAAGTTAATAATGGTGGCGATTTAGTGGAGAAGGTCATTAGAGATAAAGATTCTAATGTTTCTTACAGGTCAGTTAGAGCTACAAGGGGTAAAATGTTAAGAGCAGAACCTATTGCAGCACTATACGAGCAGAAGCGTGTACATCATATGGGAATATTTGCAGATTTAGAATCACAAATGTGTTCATATGTAGGTCAGCTGAAACCTAGTCCTGATAGATTAGACGCTTTAGTTTGGGGTTTAACAGAACTTAGCAAATCTAAAGGACAAGTAAACTGGAGAATAAGCTAATGACACAAAAAACATTTTTACAAAGGTTATTTAATTTACAACCTATAGACGAACAAAAAAATTCAAACATGATGGGCTACTTTGGTGTAGGTACTGAAGAAGCCAAGACTTACAAATACCAAGACTTAGCAAAAGAAGGATATTTAAAAAACGCAATTGTATATAGATGCGTAAACGAAATATCTAAAGGTGCAAGTGCTGTACCCTTTGTTTTAAAGTCAGGAGATCAAATAATTGAACAACACCCACTTATTAACCTACTTAACAGACCAAACCCATTACAGTCTTACTCAGAGTTTTTTAATAGCCTTTTTGGTTATGTGCTTCTGAGCGGCAATGCTTACATACTTAAAGTAGGTGGTGTAAATCGTGCTCCTACAGAATTACATCAATTAAGACCTGATAGAATTAATATCAAAGGCACTGGTAACGCTATTCCTGATAAATATGAATACATAATCAATGGCAGGGTTCAACAAACATATCAAGTTGACCAAGAAAATGGATACAGTGAAGTTAAGCACGTTAAATTATGGAATCCATTAGATGATTACTATGGTCTAAGCCCTATGAGTGCCGCCGCTATAGAAGTTGACCAATTTAATATGGCTAGTAAACACAATGTAAATTTATTGCAGAATGGTGCAAGACCAAGTGGTGCTGTTGTATTTAAACCACAAGATGATTCAGGATTTGCTGTAAATCTTTCAGAGTCACAAAGACAACAACTTTTAACAGATTTAAACAATAGATTTAGTGGTGCAGGTAATGCAGGTAGACCTATGTTGCTTGAAGGTGATTTTGATTGGAAAGAAATGGGTCTTAGTCCTAAAGACATGGATTTTCATGCATTAAAAAATATGGCAACTACAGATATAGCTTTATGTTTTGGTGTTCCCTCACAACTTGTAGGAGTACCTGACAGCCAAACTTATAGTAATGTTGCAGAAGCAAGACTTGCTTTATATGAAGAAACAATTATCCCACATTTAAGAAAAATATCTTCTGATCTTAATGAATGGTTAGTACCTATGTTTAGTGACAATATAAAACTTGAATTTGATGTTGATTCTATACCTGCATTAGCAGAAAGAAAACGCAAGACATATGAAAATGTAACCAGTGCTGTTCGTGAAGGCATAATGACTAGAAATGAAGCAAGAGGAATCATTGGATTAGAACCAGTAGATGGTGCAGATGATTTATATATATCAGCTACTTTGTTTCCTATTAGTGATGAAAGTGTAGATAAACCTAAGAATCCAACTAACGAACAAGATTTAGAAGATTATGACAATGATGATGAAATAGATAAAGAGATAGAGTTTTTATTGCAAGAAGAAAAAGCTTTATCTGATATAGATACTACACCTACAGATGCAATGGCAAAAGAAGCTAAGAGAGGTTTAGAAATGCGTAAAGAGTTTAACAGGGGTGGTACAAGTGTAGGAGTTGCAAGAGCAAATCAGTTGATACGAAAAGATAAATTATCTATATCAACAATAAAAAGAATGTACAGTTTTTTTAGTAGACATGAAGTAGATAAAAGAGCAGAAGGTTTTAGACAAGGTGAAGATGGTTATCCAAGTGCAGGAAAGATCGCATGGTTACTCTGGGGTGGGGATTCAGGATTCTCATGGGCAAAACGAAAACGTCAACAAATAATTACAGAAGAAGATAAAGAGTTTGCACTTCAAGACCATGTAGAGTCTAAAGAAGACCTGAAAGCTTTATCAGGCAAAGTAAAAGAAGCTCTTAAAAAGAAGGTTGATAATCATAATGAAAAACATGGTAATAGCAAAACTAAAAAGGCTACATTAAGAATGTTAGAAGCTGTGTTTCGTAGAG